ATGAATTTTTAAAAGTTATTGTAAACCCCGTGCGAGACTTTGAGGTGATTTCGTAGTAGTCGCCTGTCTGCATATCCTGGGCGCCAATACCGATTGCAGGCGTTTCCCTAAAGCCTTGCGAAAACGTTACAACCTTTGCGCCAGCACCAGAAACAACATCATTCCCAGATACAGTGCGGTCTGGCATATCTACATTAACGCTCAACTGAGTAACTTTGGGTGTCGCTTGTTGGTCTGTCGTGCTTAACTTGGCTCTAAACTGAATGGCGCGAGCCCTTATGTCAGCAACTGCGAACGATTGCCAAGCCGACCAAGTAGGCGTGCCGCTTGGGTTGTCTTGGGTATGCCTTACCTCTATTTGTACGTCTGTATCGTCAAAAGCGTTTACATCGCCTTCAAAGTCGCCTTGCCGGTCATCAAACAAACCTTCGGCGGAGTCAAACAATACAACATAGTCTAAGCGTGTGTGTTTAACGTAGGCTGTGCAACGTGATATGTAAATTGCGCCCAAGTCAACGGCAGTTGCAAAGTAGTAGTAGCCAAATGCATCTACGTTACCGGAGCCGCCATCAAATAAACCACTTGCGTCATCAAAATTACCCGATACAGCGTCAAACAATAAACTCGTGTTCAGCACCAATGCATCGTCGTCGTCTAACTCTACTGTGTCGTCAAACGTGCCGTTAAAATCTGGCGCTTCGTTTATGGTCTGCACAAAGTTAAGAGACTCAACCGCCGCAATGTTTGTGTCTAAAGCAATACTTGTTGGAGTGATGGATGCCAAGCCTAGCTTATCCACAGCTTTAACAAAGTAAGTTCCGTTTCGTGCTGGCACAAATACAGAAGTTGCTGGGCGAGATACTTTTTGAACAAGAGACACCGAGTTTTCGTAGCTACCACCACTGTCTGGTGATGCGTAGCGAACTCGGTAGTACGACAAGTCAAGGTCTGGAACAGCGCTCCAAGTCAGCAAATATTGATTGCCGATTAGGTTGCCAGTGAGGTTGGTAACGTTCTCAGGTGGTGCAGTCTTGCCAACTACCTGGTGGTCAACGGTTGCCCAGTCAGACTTAACGGCAATGCTGTTTACGGTTCTAGCACGAACCGAGTAAGTCCGGTCATCTTGCACGTTGACTTGCTCAAATACGCTACCGCCAGACTGGCCCATGTTGACCCATTCTGTCGTGCCCTCTAGTTTAGATTGCACCTCAAAACCGATGGAAAAGCTGTTACCACTTGACACTCTGGCAAACAAAACCGCGGTTACATCCTCGTTATATGCCCTCAGTTCATCACTAACCAATAATGTCGGTGGCGTTGTATCAAATGGGTCTGGTAGGTTAGATTGTGCACTGGCAGGCTGCTGTTTGTCGCTGACCCAAGGGTAAACCGCTGCAATGTGTTCAACCATAGAAACAGATACCGTGCCTTCGTAATTCAGCACTAGACGGGTAACGCGGAATTCTTTAGCGTTCCATGCTGGCGTTGGATGCGTGACCGTGACAATATCACCAACCACACAATTTAGCGCCTCAGAGGTGGCTTCTAGCTCCAAACGGATACCAGCAAGCCTAGACGCTAAAACGGCTGTCTTTGCAATGTTGCGCGCTTGGTAGTAGCTTGTAACTGTCGTTAAATTGATTTCCGTACTCAGTTCAATATTTGAATCTTCGGTTAAGTACGTTGTTGCTTGTGCGCTGTCAGCGTCAGGCCATATCACTGCGTCTGCCTGCCAGTTTGTTCCAGGGTTAACAAACTTGGCTGTGACTTTATTGAACTTTGACGACTTGCTAGAGCCGGTCATGCTAAAGCCGCCAATAATGTTGTCGGTCGTAAAATCAAACGTACTAACTTTATCCTTTTCAACAAACAAACGATACTGCCCATTTTGGTAAGGCATGATGCCTTGCATACCAGATAGAAATACTTTAACGTTGTCAAACAACGGTTTACTAGTAAGAATTAAAGCATTACAGGAAAACGCCTTAACTTCATCGCCGCCGTCGTATGCCGGAACAACTACGTCGCAGTCGTTGGCTGCCGCGCTAAATGTTGTGTCGTCAATTACATCTACCGGCAAACCTTTGCCATATCGAGCGTTTGTTAAATAATCACGTAAGCACAATGCTGGATTGCTTGAGTAAGCGGTTGTGCTTGTTCGCGGGTCGTAAACCTTGCGGCCTTCAACTTCAGCGTTAATTGTCGGCAAACCGCTAAATACGTCTGAATTGTAAGTTAGGCGTATGCCGAGGTAAGCAATGCCGTTTAGAGTATCACTAGCACCCCAGCTAGGTGCGTCAACTAGCACACTGCTAGCGACCTGACCGTCAGTGCCTAGTTTTTTATCAATGCTGACCTTGCTAAAGTACTTGCTACCAGAGGCTAACAGCTCGTCGTTAATGTAAATATCGCCAATGCTGTTCACCTCGCCTTCAGCTAGCACTAAACACATATATAGGTAAGTATTGGACGAACCGCTTGTTTCGACAAATACTATAGTGCCACCTACTTTACGCTTGCCGTAGATAACAGGGATTGGCTCAATGCTTGACTGCTTATTGACAAGTGCGCCACGGGCTTCATTGTCAACGTTTCCCATATTCGGCACATCAGGCTGCGGAACCAGCCAAGAAATAACGTCACCGACAACACTGGTTACAGCCCTAACAACTTTACGGACAACGCCAACAACACTTTTGACTATTTTACTCATTAGGCAACCTCTTTAGTCATAACAGTAGCCATTGTTTTATATCCAAACTTGCGGGTAAATGTTTCAGGGTTTCGTTTTGTTGCAAACAATATAGTGTTGCAGCCGTTTAGCTTTGCTAGGCGCATAAATTCAGCGTCCCACCATAGCCCCTCACCGTAGCACTGAATGATTGTAAACTGCCGGCCGTCTATTTGGTAGCTTGCAAAGCCGTGCTCGTTTTCAATGTAGTTGTCAGACTCTATAGTGTCGTCGCCAGAGCGCAGCAAATAATCAACGTGGCTGGAGTTTACGCTTTGCCCCATTTTATATCTTTGATGCTGTTGGCAGCGTACCTGAACCCCGTATCGGCTGGGAAAAAGTATTGCTGCGAGTTTGTGTTGGTCAACCTTCCAGCTTTACGCTCAAAGTCTGCCCAATGCGACGCACAGGAAACCGTAATGACAGAGCTGCTTTCGTTGTCTTGCAAACTGTAGCCGGTTAACTGCCCGTCAAAAGTTAAAATGGCATCACCAATAATCTCGCCAGCGTCATCTAAGACCGCCTTCCATATTCTTGCCCTGCGGTTGATGTATTGCTGATTTAAAAACACAGACACATAGGCCTGGTCAACGCCGGACAAAGTTATTTGCACCGTGCCAACACGCAGTTCTTGCGTTTCCTGCGGCTGTCCTATGCTTAACAAGTGTCCGACCGGCTCAAATGTATTGCCGTTTAGTTGCACTTCATGGAAATTGTCGGTGATGTACGCGACCGTTGGAAATTCAATCTGCACCAAGTGACAAAGCCGTATTGCGTCAGCCTGTAGCGCAGCAATGGTTGATGCGTTTATTGAGCGCGTCACAGCACTTCTTCCATGTCAATCTCGTAGGTGTAATACTCAAACTGGCTTAAAGAGTAAGACTGTACATCGTTGGTCATTCGCATGGTAAACGAAACGCTGTTGTAGGTCATGGTCTCATTATCAGAAACGGCACTTATAAGGGCTGGCTCAATGCTGATATCGCCAGCCCCGTCGCGGTCAGCCGTAACGATGTAAACCTTGCCATGCCCAAATTTAACAAAGTCGCCAGCCTTTATGTCACCCGTAAAACCGTCTACAGGCACGCTGGTAACACCCGCACTAGTTGACCCATTGACCAACGCCGTACCAGTCGCAGAACCGCTTGTAGAGCCTATTACAGGTGGCACAATGCCAAACGTGCCCAACATACCCTGCTGAGACGTTACAAACGCAAACACCGGCTGGAATTCAGCACGGGTCATTGGGTTGTACTTGGCGCTAAAAGCCCACTTCTGCCCACCAATAGAGCGAACCTGCACACGTCCGCTAACAGTTGTGCTTTTTACGTTGTTGTGCGTGCTTTTTAGGTTAATAGCCTGAAACTCAGGCGTTGTTGGGTATGTGCCGGCCATTATGCAATTGCTCCGCGACCTTGGTCATATAGTGCTGTGTTAATCATGTTGATGATTTGACCGCGCCTTGAATCCAGCAAGTCGTCAAACCCTTGCGCGTCTACAGTGCTAATTTGAAATGTGATATTAGCCTGCTTTACGCCACCAGAATCACCACTGCTGCTATTGCGTATCTTTTCATTTGTCGTAATCCGGCCACTGCCACCCATTGTTAATACCTCTGGGCCACGCTCGCCAACCACGTAGGACTCGCCACCACGCACCTGACCGCCAAGAGCGCGTCCTGTGAGCGATTTGGCAGCGTAGCTAACACCAGCACCCAGAATAAGCGCAGCAGCACCAGCGCCCAGCGCAGGACCG